TATTCAAAAGGAAGGCATACAACAACACAGAACCTGACAGAAGTTATTAGGTTCTTTAATGGTGATTATGGTTCCTATTATTATAGGGGAAATGAACGATAGTTATTTTAACCTACGCCACACGAATCCATGCTTCTTTTGAAGGTCAGAACAAATACGCCCAATGAGGTCGTTATCACCAACCGTTAATGCAGACAGTTCTGATGTTGTTTGAAGCGTGTTTATACCATCAAGCAACAATTGGTCAAGAGCAGTAAAGGCTAGTTTCATATCGTCTGTTTCATCTGGAACCAACTCCGCAGCACCCTTAAGTAAGTCTTTTTGTGCTGGTGCATCTTCTTCTTTTCCCAAGAAATAGTTTTCTTGAATTTCATCAATAAGGTCGTCTAAATCATCATAGATACGGTCAGCCAACAAATGGTCTCCATAGAATTGAGCACCACCAGTATGGTAATGGATACCCTTAGCCGCACGTTGAATAGCCATTAAAATCATAAGAACTTTACGCATAATTACCTCCAAGTTAAAGATTATTATACATAATTATTATTATGTTGTCAAACAAGGGTTCTCATTATACTTAGCAAAAGTGGGTTGTGTGTCTTTGAGTAAGGGTCTAACATTTTGCATACATCAAGATGTAGCCGATGTTCCTCACCAAAACGCTTAGCAAGGCTTTCCTGAATTATAAGGGCAGAGTTTTCCCTAAAACCAGTTTTGTCCTTTGTGAGTTCGCCTGCGTGCCTACGATAGTTAACCATAACCTTTTCAATTAGGTGGTAGTGCCTATCTTTATACTTAGCCCAATACCAGAAATCGCTAGCTTTATCAAATGGGCAGTCATTAAGTCCAAACCTATCTTTTCTAAACATTACTGTCGGGTTTTTAATTGGTTGATAGAAGTATAAGCCATTAGAGATTTGTTCATCAGAAATGCTGAAAGATTCTAGTTTGTTTTTTTCTCCAAACCATTTAAGCCAACCAAACACACAATCTACTTCTGGATGTTTGTCTAGATATTGTTTTTCAACCTTTATCTTGTCTTGCTCCCAAATGTCGTCATGGTCGCATATACAGATATATTTGCCCGTTGCTCTTTCATAAAGGTAGTTAAAAGCACCGACACAACCTTTGTGCCCTTCATCAAAGTATTTTATTCTGTTATCTCCAAAGCTCTTGATATATTCTTTAAGCCCTTCTGTTCCATCGTTATACACCAAAAGCTCCCAATCTTGTTCTGATTGGTCAATAATAGAAAGAATCTGCTCATTTAGATATTCAAAGTTCGATTTATAAGAAGAAAGTAAAACACTAATCATTTTTCATTTCCTTTCCTAAAGTTCTTTTGTATCCACCCTTCCATTTCAGGCTTGTGCCTTACTACTACCTTAATAAGTATTTCTTTTTCTTCTTTAAGGCGTTTGATTTCGGCATCTTTGTCTGGTTTAATTATTTGTGTTGGCATTAGTCCTCTTCTAAATTTGGCATATCATTTAATATACAAGCACTTTCGTCACGATTGCATTGTATTTGAGCATATAAACCACCCAAATCATTGTCTGAAATAGAACCCATTTTAAGATTGTTTTCTTTTGCCCAAGTTAAGAACCAGTTGCAGGCTTCTATATATCCTTGTAAATACCCAGCAACCACTCTTGGTTCATCACGATGACGACAAGTAAAACATTGGCATCCTTCTTTAATCATTTTACACCCTCCTTAGTATAAATCCTCGCTAAACAACATTTTACCAACTTTATTTTCAGAGTATTGATTATAAATTTCTGCGGCTTCCTTTCTATCGTAAAACTTTCCTTTGTTATCAAGAAAACCCTGAACTTCTTGTCCGTCTCTTAACATATAATGAACCCTGCTAGCACCAAAAACGCTTTCGGCTATTCTATGACAATTTTCGTCCCAATGTCTAATGCAAGGAATTACCAAATATCCAAGTTTTACAGCCGCACATACAATCTTAATCATTTTACACCTTCCATTTCTCTTAATGCTCTTTGTGCCCTTGACATTTCTGGCATATCTTTCAACGCCTTCCTTGCTATGGCGAGTTGCTTTTCCAACTTATCAGTTTTGCTTATAAGTTCCCTATACTTATCAATGTATTTAAGGTTTGACATTAAATCCATAAACTCAGCGTATGTAGGCACACCTGCAAGGGCTTTTATATTTTCAGCATCAATACATCTTTTTAATTCATCCGCTGTGTATGAATCCTTAATAAACGGGGCACACTTACCATACTGAAAATAGTAATGTCCCTCTGGTAGCGTTCCTTCACGCCATTGTTCAGTTAGTGTCTTTGTCATTTAAAATCTCCTTGTTAAATATATCATATCAATTTTAGCCCCAATATCTTCTAAAGATGAGCCGCTTGCTATCCATTGTTTAGGCAATTTGTTATCTTCTGCAAGATATGTTCTATCGCCAGTTGGTGTTTCAACATAGAATATTCTGTATCCTTTATGTTTGCCACAGTCCCAATACTTTATACCATCTTTAATAATATCTGGTTTATCTGATAATAAACTCATTCTTCCTCATTATCCATATAACCGTTTAAAACCTTCCTCAACCCTTTTAACTGTTTCAGGGTCTTGGTCACGCCAATATTTCGGGTCTTGCATCAGTAGGCGAAGTTCTTGTTCCTCTCTTTTACGAAAGTTATTACGGCGTTCTTCTTCAGCATTAAAATAATTTTCTTGAAGTTTTAACATCCTTTCAGACTGTTCAATAGCCTTTTCTTGGAGTTTGTTTTGTTTTTCAAGAGCTTTTGCTATACGTTCAAGTGATGGTATGTTTATTGCCGCGTATTTCATTCTTCCCCCCCCCTTTTTTCTAATTTTGACAATCTGTCATCTATGTTTTGTAGCTTGTGCATAAAAAATTGACGACCTGCTCTTTTCATAATAATACGTGGTGCAGCCATATATCCACAAAAAAATCCTATCCAAATACTAATCATAGTATATATGAATATAAAAATAAACACTTTCATTCTTCCTCCTTTATTGTAGTGCTTTCATAATGGAATACATTTGAGATGGCGAGCGGTCAGATGAAATACAAACACCATCTACATCTATGTCGCCATCTGGCCAAAACGTGATAACATCGTTTTCAATTCTCTCAAATTTTGTAGAAGGCTCAATTATACAATAACCAATCTCTTTTGCTTTTTCTTTTAGTTGATTCCATTCCACGTTATACCTCCTTTGATAATAAATGTTCAACCGCACCATCCAATCCAAGTTCTCTGACAAGTTTATAAAACCTGCTATAAGGCATCTCAAAGTATCTCCACCATTCCGAAAGACATTTACCTTTATAATTTCTTGTCCTTGTTGTGTTCTGTGTTTGTTGACATCTAGTAGCCCAACGACAATTCTCTGGGCTGTAATCACCATTTACGTCAATTCTGTCTATTGTTAAATCATCTCTATATCCATTTTGATTTGCCCAGTTATAAAAAGACACAAAATCGTTTTTCCATTCATCACACACTTTAACACCTTTCGCACCATAGTATTTATATTTATCAGACGTTTTGCAAAAGCATCTGTTTTTCATCTCGTGATAAATTCTATTCAGCCTTGTGTGGCACAATCCGTGTGTTGTATTCATTCTCTTACCTCCTTTATTTGTTCCCAAGGTTCGTCATATTTTAATCCATATTTTTCACAATATTTAATGGCACTGTCATATGTATGTAGTACTCCGTGTCTATCTGTATATACACCACAGCAAGTCATTTGCCACCAAGCCGTATGTTTAACAAATTGTTCTGCTTCTTTTAATCTTTCTTGTAATGCTTTCCATTCTTTGTACTGTTCTTCTGTTATTAGTCTGCAAGATTCTGTCATACTCACCCCTTTTTATTTAAAATTTTTTCCAAAGCCTTTTTATTTTCTTCGTTTAACAGGTTATTCTTTGGATAGCAAAGCCCAATTTCTTCAAACATAAAGTTCTGCCAGTCGGCACAGGTGTTTCCTGTTTTTCCTGTTTTGGTGTTAATGTAATTGGCTTTCTTAATAACAACCTTTTGGCTAGAAAGCCAAAGAATTGACCTGAATAGTCCTTCTGTTTTTTCGTCAATTATTATTTTTTTCATTTTTTCCCCTTTACCTTTGAGAAAATAGTTTCTAACTCAGAAATCATAATAATTCTACCATCTTTGTGGCTCAATAGATAGTTTCCGTTTCCATCTGTATGAACACCATCACAACCTAGTATTCTTTCAACCTCTGTCATTTTTTCAAAAGTAAGTATTTTGGCATTTTTTGTTTTGTAAGCCATTTTGTTCTCCTTTCGCTTAGAACAACACCTTTATACCATATTTTTAGATAAATGTCAAGAACTATTTTATAAAAATTTCAACACGAGGGTCGTTCTTGTCCACCTCATAAGGCTCAAACACTGGTATAATTTCGTCTGCATTGTCATCTGGTAGCCAACCACACTTATTCCCAGTCTTTTATTAGTTTCCCAACCTTGTTTTTTATTTCAGTATATTGTTTTTGGAAAATAATTATTAGTTTTATATCTGGGTAGTATTTTGCCATTCTTTTTATTTTTGTTTTACTTCTACTATCATACCATCCTTTAACTTCGTGATATTCAATAGAACCGTTGTTGTTTTCAACCTCAAAATCTGGTAAATATGAACGGCATCCCCTTTTAATGCCATCAAACCAAAACGTTTTGTTTTCGTGTTGCCACTCTTTTATTTGCCCCATTTTTTTTAACCATTCAAGGTATCTTGCATAGTTTGCTTCCCACTTGCTTCTAAAGTATTTCCTCTTTCCTCCAATTTCTCGCCAACCGGCTTTCCAAGAGCAATTTTCCCTATTATTTGTACACAAAGAACCATATTTTTTTAACCTGGTTTTTAATATATTTTTCAAATCTAACTCCTTTTGTTAGCCCTTAAAACAAATGTGGCAGGCAATAAGGTTTTGCTTTTTGGGTGTACATTCCCTAGCCACATAAACATTGTACACAATTTTCATTAAAATGTCAAATTGCACACCTCCATAGAAATAATATAATTTTTTTGTTGACAAGTCAAATAAAAACATTATAATGTATGTATGGAGAGGAGGGAAATATGAAGAGAAAACCAAGAAACATTGTAGAAATGGTTCGCCAACAGGTCTTGTCTGAGTATCAAAGAGTTGAGGGAGAGGATTACGAAGAATGGTGTGAGTTTATCCAAACTGAAATCAACCTAAGATTAGAAGAACTACGCAAGCAAGATTTAATATGGTCATCTGTTCGCTACGACTGATTTGATTTTCTTTGAAAAATAGGTATAATACTTTTTGTACTCTGAATTGCGCATACCCCCAGAGTATAAAAAGGGTCCCTTTCGCAAACTTTCTGTCCCTTTTATCGCCCCATCCCCCATTTGGGGCGTTTTCTTTTCCCCTTTTCCCTTTCTTAAATAAAAGAAAAGTATCACAAAAGAAAATTATATTATACCCTATACCCTTTTTTATTTACCCCCCTTATATATATTCCCCCCATAAATAGTTAACAAATAGTTAATAATGTGGATAAAATGTGGATAACTTTTCCTTGACATTATATTTAAAGTTTGGTATATGTTTTGTATTTTAAGGAGGTAAACATGGAATTAGGAGACATTGTTTTATACACAAAAAAAAACATAATTTGTGTTGGAGTTCTTGGAGCAAGATGGAAAGACAAAACATGGAATGTTAAGCCATTTAGAAGGGGAAGCCAAATAGTAAAAAGGCACGAAAAGTTCTTAATGCCAATAAAAGACGTTAAAAAATATCTTGACATATCTAATAAAATATGATATAATACTACCCGCTTAAAACGAAAGGAGCAATTATGTTTAAGAAAATTAAAGATTTGTATAAGGCTTGGAAGTTCAAGCGTGAGTTGAATAAAATCACTGGTTTTATTATGATTGAACGACGTGTTTGTCCTGTTCAAAAAAAGAAAGCGAAGAAAAATGCCAAGCGTAAATGAAGTTAAGCTGAGTGGATATATCTATAAGCCACAAGAAAGCCATACTACGTCAGGTAAAACGATTACACGCTTTGGTATGAAGGTTTGGTGTGGTAAAGATAAAGAGGGTAAAAACGTTTATGATTTTGTCAATTGTAAATGCTTTGAACATATTATGAACACAACAGGTGAGTTTGATTTTGTTGGTCGGTTGACCGTTGAAAGCTGGGAAAAGGAAGGTGTTAAACATAAGAACATTGTTTTAATTGGTGAATTGACACCAAAGGCTTTCAATGAACCAGCCAAACCAAAACAAGATGATAACCCATTTGATGATGATATACCGGATTTTAACTGATGAAAGAAGACGATATTTATATTGAACTGAAGAAGTTGGCACAGGCTAATGGTTATCAGTTAACAGAGAACGCAATAAAGATTTGTGCATTTAGAGCAAGAGCAGACATTCCTTTGACTAAGTGTGTTTGTGAACAAAATAATCCTAAGCGTTATTGTATAAGCGAAACTTGTAAGCAAGATATAGAAGCACATGGTCGTTGCTTTTGTAATTGCTTTTGGAGAGAGAAAAAAGATGGTTAAGGTAAGAAGGTATCCAAGTCAAGAACAAATGGATGATATGCTGAAGTACAGGGAAGCCCTTCGTGCTAGAGGTATATCAAACAAACTATTGGCTTATATGTTAGGATACAGGATGTCATATATTAACGCAATTATGGCTGGTTTTGACCCAATTACTTTAAAAGTTATAGAGGGTTTTAATTTAATTATTGATTTGGTTGACTCATTAAAAATAGAAAAAAACAGAAAGGAAAAAAAATGAAAAAAATGTTCTTGTTTATTTTGCTTGTTTCATTATTTGTTTGTTCAAAAAATGCACAAGCTTATTCCTCTTCACATGACACCAAAAAATATGCTGTTGCTGCCACCGTTGGTGTTCTAACAGCTATACCATTGGTCGTTTTAAATAGTTGTATAGGATGTCATAGACATAAGCACTACGCACCTGTTTTACATAAAAATCATAACAGAGTTATTCATCATCGTTCTATTCATAGAAAAAATTTTCATAATTTTTAAAAAAAGTTCTTGACATTTGTGTCAGAATATGGTATAAAGGGATTGTTCTTGAGGGAATGGTCCCTTATAACATAGAAAAGGAGAAAGTTATGCAAGAATTTATTAAGAAATTATCTAAGGTTCAAAGCGAACTGAAAGCCCCAAAAGATTTGTTCAATAAATTTGGTGGTTATTCATATAGAAGTGCAGAAGGTATTATGGAGGCCGTAAAACCTCTATTGTCTCGTGAGGGTTTAATACTTACTGTTTGTGATGACATTGTTTTGGTTGGTGAACGTTATTACGTAAAGGCAACTGCAACTATTACTGATGGTGTAAATAGTTTGTCCAACAGTGCTTTTGCAAGAGAGGCTGGAGAAAAGAAGGGTCAAGACGATAGCCAGGTTACTGGCGCAACCTCATCTTATGCAAGGAAGTATGCCTTAAATGGTCTGTTATGTATTGATGATACAAAAGATGCAGATGCAACTAATACGCATGGAAAAACAGAACCAGTACAACCTAAGGTTGTAAAGAAAGAATTAACAGCAGAAGAAAAGGCTCAGCAGATTAAAGAGAAAGTACAGACAATGATGGTGTACATCAAGGGTTTGCCTGTATTTGAAGAAGGATGTGAAGATTATAAAAAGGCTATTTCTTTTGCACAAAAGATAAATGAAATGGGATACGCTGAAGATGCTAACAAGCTGATGGAAACCATTGAGCTTTGTAAGTTTAACAAGGACGAAATTCCATTTAAATAGGTTTTGTGTCTGCGGGGGGCACGGACACAAATTTAAATCTCCCTATGTTTAAGAACAACCTGCCCCCTTTTACTTAAGCATAGGGAAAGAAAGGGAGGAAAAAATGTCAAAAGAAACTCAAATATCTAGGGTATTAAAATACCTAAAAACACACAAAAATGGTTTGACCAGTGCAACCGCATTTTGGAGACTTGGTATGATAACACGTTTATCTGCACGTATCTTTGAATTGCGTCAAAAGGGATATAGAATCTGCACCATTAAAGAGCCAAACAAGTGGTCGGATGGTTATCACGGTCGTTATGTTTATCTTGGTGAAGAACAAC